AAGATGGGTATGAGATTATCCAAGCCCCAACCCGTTCCAATCCTTACTTGCCGGACTCGTATATCGATACGTTGAAGGAGATGTATCCATCCAATCTCCTTGAAGCCTATCTGGAAGGGCAGTTTGTCAATCTACAATCCGGAACTGTTTACTCCTCGTACGATAGAAAGGTCTGTCGATCAAACGAAGTTATCACGCAGGGTGAACCTCTATACATTGGATGCGACTTTAACGTCATGAATCAGGCCGCGACGATCTTCGTTCAACGGGGTCAGAAGGAGTTTCATGCGGTGGCTGAGTTATCGAAGATGCGCGACACTCCCGATATGATTAACACGATCAAAGAACGGTGGCAGTCGAAAGGTCACGCAATTTACATCTATCCTGATGCCAGTGGAGCCGCAACTAAGTCGGTGAATGCGAGTATTTCTGACCTTGCACTGTTAGAACAGGCTGGATTTACCATCCGTGCGAATCGAGCCAATCCAAGAATCAAGGATCGAGTGGCCGCGATGAATGCCGCATTGGAAAGTGGAAATGTGAAAGTGAATCCGATTGCTTGTCCGATTGTGGCCGATTGCCTAGAGCAACAGGTTTACAAGAACGGTGAACCGGATAAAACTGGCGGTCACGATCACCAGAATGACGCAACGACGTACCCGATTGCGTACGAATTTCCGATTCGGAAGCCTCATGCAGACGTTAATTTCGCATTTGCTGTATGATTGGGATTACAATATGCCTAAATTCGTGAAGGGTTGAGCTATGCCTGTAAGTACCCAGCATCCTGATTACTCAAAATACCTACCTGTATGGACGCAGACTCGTGACGCTGTGAAAGGCGCAGTCGCCGTCAAAGAGAAGAAACACGCCTATCTTCCTGTTCCAGATAACGATTCTGGCGATGAACGGAAAGGCACTGAAACCGTCCGATACCGCCAATACATGAAACGAGCGTTGTACACCAACTTCACTGGCCGTACGAAAAATGCTCTGGTCGGTGCGGCATTCCGCAAGAACCCAAGAATCGAACTACCTGAAGGTCTGGATTATCTACTCAAGGATGCAACCGGCGACGGACTATCTTTGACGCAACTGGCGAAAGATGAACTCTCGAATCTACTGGAAACTGGAAGAAGTGTATTTCTGGTCGATTTTCCACAGGCCGATGACAACCTGAGTGCTGAAGATGTCGCCCGTTTAAACCTTCGTGCGTCAATCATCCCCTACACGGCAGAAGCAGTCATCAACTGGAAGTCAGATGTGATTAACGGTCGCAGACTACTCACCTCTGTCACCATTGCTGAAAATTATCTGGAGCCTTTGGATGAGTTCGATCACTCCACAAAGATTCAGTATCGTGTTCTTCGTCTCCGCCCGAATGGATATTCTCAGCAGATTTACCGCGATGACGAACCCTACACGCAGGAAGCATTTCCCCGTAAGGCCGATGGGTCTACATGGGATTTCATCCCAATCATGTTTGTCGGATCGAAAAATAACGACTACACGATTGACGATGCGCCACTGGCTGACATCGCTGAAGTCAACATTGCTCACTTCCGTAACTCGGCTGATTACGAAGAATCCTGTTTCATCGTAGGACAACCCAGTCTGTTCATCACACACTCTCTGTCATTCGAGCAATTCCAGCAGTACAACCCGCAAGGAATTAAACTCGGCTCACGCGCCGGTCATGTTCTGGGCGATACAGGTGGGGCAAACTTACTGCAAGCTGATCCAAACCAACTGGTGTCAGCGGCAATGGCGGCTAAAGAGCAACAGATGGTTGCGATTGGAGCCAGAATCATCACTGATCGGGCAGATCGTGAAACGGCTGAGGCGGCGAAAATCCGCTTCGCCAGTGAAAATTCAGTCCTCGGTGACGTAGTTCTAAACCTATCCGAAGGGTTGATGACCTGCATTGGATGGGTTGGTGAGTTCATGGGTGTCGAATCTGACGATGCGGTATTTATGATTAACAGCGAGTTCTACGACAAAGCCCTTGATCCACAGCTCATTATGTCAATGGTCACTTTGTTGGATCGGGACATCATCGCAGAGAAGGACATCTTTGATCGCCTGAAATCGGCAGGGATTGTTGACCCTGAACGGAGAATGGAGGATGTCCGTGATGAAGCTGGAATGACATCACCTGTTCCTCTGGAGGCAGTCAATGGCTGAAACGGCTAAGAAAACCAATCCGAAACTCTGGGAGAAAGCGAAAGCTGAAGCCAAAGCCAAGATGGGTGGAAAGCATTCAGCCCGTGCCATGCAGTTAGCCACTAAAATCTATAAAGAAAAAGGCGGCAAATACGCAGGAGCCAAGAAGCCCAGCAACAGTCTCTCAAAATGGTCAAAAGAGAAGTGGGATTATGTCGGCAAGGAAGGCAAGTCGCGGTATCTGCCGGAGAAGGCACGGAAATCACTTTCAGCCGGAGAAAAAGCCGCCGGAAGTCGAGCCAAGAACAAAGCAACCAAGTCAGGAAAGCAAACCGCTAAGTACACCCCAGCCGAAAGACGCGCTGTAAGGAAAGCAACCCGTGGCTAAGAAAGACCCTAGATTGACTCGCGTAGGGGTTGAAGGGTTCAACAAACCCAAACGCACACCAAGTCATCCTACAAAATCTCATGTTGTCGTCGCTAAGGAAGGCGACAAGATCAAGACCATCCGGTTCGGCCAGCAGGGTGCAAAGACCGCTGGCAAGCCAAAAGCCGGTGAGTCCGAAGCAATGAAGAAGAAACGTGCTTCATTCAAGGCTCGCCATGCCAAGAATATCGCCAAGGGCAAGATGTCTGCGGCTTATTGGGCTGATAAAGAAAAGTGGTAGATGGCACTATCTGACGAGATACAAGATGTCATAACAAGGCATCAAGTTTACTTATTACGTTACTCTGCTGGCCGCGAGAAAGAGGCGGCGCAGTACATCGACGAAATTACTCGTCGCATTACCGACGAACTGATGAATGATGAGTTGACTGACATGGACATCCAAAGGCTCAATCGATTCATGGACGAAATCGTCGAGTTCCAACAAAACTTGATGGGCCAGCTCGAAGAAAAGATACTCGATGATGTCGATGATTTAGCTAACCAAGAGACAGATTGGGCCACTGCTATGCTGTCCAACTTCCTTGGCGAACTAGATACTCCGTCGAGGATTGAGACGCAACTTGCTGTTTTTGCAGGGATTTTACCTGTTGCTGGACTGACAATACGATCACTGGTATCCAGATTCCGGCAGAAGAAAATTGCTCAGACGGTCCAATCGATTCGGGATGGGATTACGTTGCGAGAAAATAATCAGCAGATCATCGGCAGAATGCAGACCATCAATCCCCTGCACAAGAAGCAAGCCGGAGTCCTGATTAAGACGATTACAAACTACACATCGGTCCAAGCACGAGATGTGGCAATGCGGCTCAACCCAAACTTCTTCGATGGCTATGAATGGGTATCTGTCTTGGACTCTCGTACGTCGTTAATCTGCGCGAGTCGGGATGGCACTGTCTATCCATTTACGAATGATCCTGTTTTATCGCCCAAACCGCCAGCGCATTTCTCTTGCCGATCAACCATTACACCAAAACTGAAACCGCAGTTTGAAAGTAGGCAAACCAAACAGCCCAGACGAACCGCAGAGGGTGCGAAGGGTAAAACGAAGGTCAATGCACAGACAAACTATCAATCGTGGCTGACAAGGCAACCTGCGGCGTTTCAGGATGAAGTATTAGGCAAAACTCGTGGACTACTATTCCGCAGAGGAAAACTACCCATTTCTAAGTTCGTTGATGAGTCAGGGAAAACTTTGACGCTCAATGAGTTAAGAAAAGTCGAACCCGAAGTATTTAATAGGGTAAAATTGTAACTGGAGCCAGAGGCTCAACGTGCGAAGCTAGAGGTGAAGCATGGAATTTTTAAATGAAGTCGAGCTTGATGAGGAAGTTAAGAAGCAACTTTCTGAAAAGTTCAAGGAGACTCTGGATAAGAGCCTCGAAGAAAGGATTGCTGAGGAAGTCCAAGGACTGAAGGCAAAAAACGATGAATTGCTGGCTGAGAAAAAAGCCGCACAACGAGCAAAGGATGAGCTAGATGCCAAGGCCAGAGCTGAAAAAGAGAGGTATGCTCAAGAAAACGGGCAGTACCAAGAACTCTACGAAAGCCAAAAGCAAGAAGCCAATGCTTTACGGCAAAAAATCGAAGAAATGAATCAACAGGTCGTCAGACAGAAAATATCGTCTGAGGCAACTAAAATCGCTGGATCGTTGACAAAAGACGTATCCAAGGCAAAATTGTTAGAAGAAAAGCTAAGTCAGAGACTTACGCTTATGGATGGAGAATTAAGGGTGACTGATGACTCAGGTCAACTGACTGTCAGCACTCTTGAGGACTTGGTATCAAATGTGCGGAATGATTATCCATTCCTAGTTGATGGTATCCAAGCAAGCGGTGGCGGGGCCACTCGTTCACAAGGCGGGGCTGATGTGGGCAATAGAGAAATTAGTCGCTCTGATTTTGAGGATATGAAACACGCTGATCGTGCAAAGTTCTTCAAAGAAGGCGGCAAAGTCTATGACGATTAAAGGAGAAGCCACATGGCTAACGTATTAACTGATCTAGCGGCAGACATCTACAAAGCCGCCGACGTAGTAGGACGGGAGCTAGTAGGCTTCATTCCTGCTTCCACTATCAACGCTGACGGTTCTGAGCGGGCGGCGAAGGGCGACGTAGTTCGTGCTTCTTTCACTCGTGAAGCATCAGCAGTGGACGTATCAGAGTCTATGACTATTCCAGAAGGAACAGATCAGACTGTTGATAACAAGACACTGACAATCTCAAACGCTCGTGCGGTTCAGATTCCTTACACTGGTGAAGATGTACTCCATCTGAACAACGGTATCGGATTCGAGACTGTGTACGGTGACCAGATTGCTCAGGCAATGCGTACTCTGACTAACGAAATGGAGCAAGACTTGTGGGAAGAAGCCTACACGAACTCCTCTCGTGCGTTCGGTACAGCAGGTACTACACCATTCGGCTCTAACTTCTCTGAGATTGCTGAAATCCGCCAAATTCTGGTAGATAACGGTATGCCACAGAACGACGGTCAGGTGTCTTTGGTCCTCAACACTCTTGCAGGAACTAACTTGCGTCAGCTCGCTCAGTTACAACAGGCTAACACTGCCGGTGGTACTGATCTTCTGCGTCAGGGCATCTTGCTTGATCTTCAGGGTCTTGGTATCCGTGAGTCGGCTCAAGTCGGCATTCACACCAAGGGTACTGGTACTGGCTACTTGTTGAACGATGCTTCTTCAGCTATCGGCGACACAGTAATCGCAACTGATACTGGTTCAGGAACTATCCTTGCAGGTGACATCGTTACCTTCGCA